GTTTTCCACTTTACGTCATGACCTTCGTGAGAAAATATCTATACAACATTCATTTCTTGGATCCCACTTTAAGTGGTGTGAAGAGTATGATTCGTATGAGCCCTTTCCACGTGTCGGAAAGGTAGCTACTTCTTTAATGTGTCTCGAGGGAGAACAGTTAGATCCTGTTAACAAAATGCTTAAAACTTTTTCTCTTGCAATCTTGATGCGTCCGTTACCAAAACACTTGATGATTGCTCTTAATTATTTAAAATTTCTAAAAACTAAATATCCTGTTGAATACTTAGACTTCTTGTCCATTTATTCCGATTTTCAAATTGATGAACAGGGGGTTAATCATTATTTTCCTTATTTGACCTTTGGCCTTGAAGGCCAAGAGTAGTTTCTAATTTTTCTGCTCTTAAACATTTGAAAAATGAAAATAATTTATGAAAATGAAAACTTTAAAATTTTTCAAATGGCCCAATTGGTTGAAGTGAACCCTATCCCTGGAAAAACCTCTGGAAAGGCCCGAAAAGGTGCTTCCGAATTGAAAAAGCTTGTCGCTTGCGGTGAGCTTTCCCCACATGATGTTGATTTTATTATTGCTGCTACAGATCCCTTTCATGATCGTGATTTGCCCGATTTGACTGGAGCTCCCGATGGTCAGAGGGCTAAAAGCTTGGTTAATGATGTGACGAAACTTGTTGAAATATCGAGACCAGATGGTTTCACTGAGACAACTTGGGGTGTTATGATAACTACCCAGCCTGTGCTGACTGCTGTCCCAATGGGTCGCCGTGAACTTTTTGGGACTACTATGTTCCGAGAAGATAATGGCCCTAATACCATTGGTTCTATTAACTTTACTTTTGTTGATGGAAATGGTGACTTTGACGATACTTATTTTCAAGTCCCAGTAGCCCCACTTTGTCCAGATCTCGACTTCCTTCAAGGACCTGTTCAGGTTCTAGGAATGTGTGTCGAAGTTGAAAACACAACGGCTCCTCTTTACAAACAAGGTGCGGTTCACACCGCTATTATGAACCAAAACCCTCCAAAGACCACAACACTAAAATTTGTGACTGATCCAATTCTGGATTCCCCATATAATTGGGAAACTCAGGATTGCCCTGTTGGAAACTATTTTGAGTGTAGGAAGCCTCCAAAGAATCCAGGTGAGCTTGCGTTGCTCCCAGGAAATCAAACATGGAAGGCTGAAGACGGAATTTATTCCGTTGTCAGAGAGCAATATAATCAATTTGAGTGCAATAACACTCTTCCTACTTATCCGATCCTAACAGATCAAGATTTTGCACCCGGTGTCATCCCTAATGTTGGCATCGGTGGTGGTGAAATTACAGTTTATTCTCCTCTTCATGCTACCCATCAGCATGGTTGGACAGTTCAAGAAGTAACAACTACTTCCAATGAGATTCCCTATATGGTTGTGAGAAATCCTTCTCATATGTCAATTGCACAGTTTGTGGGTTTGTCTCCTCAGACTACACTTACTGTACGTGGCAGATGGTTAATTCAACGATTTCCATCTGAGCAAAATCCCTCAATTATTAATTTAGCCAAATCTCCACCTCCCCGTAATGATCTTGCATTTGAAGTGGTAGATAAGATTCTATCCCAAATGCCTCCTGCTGTAATGTTTGCAGAAAATGACTCCGGTGGTTGGTGGCAATCAATTTTGGAAACAATTGGTGATCTTGCGCCCCTTGTTGGCATGATTCCTCATCCCATAGCTCAAGGAATTTCGACTGGAATGAAGATTGTTGGAAAGAAGTCTGAAAAGACCAAGGACCAACAGATTGATGAGCTCAACCATATGATTAATGAACTGAAGAAAGAACTCGATAGACGTACTATGCAAGCTACTCATGTGAAAGAAAACAATGCTGCCCTTAAAAAGCAGCTTGCAGCATCTCCGCCTCAAAAGGCGTTGATCCAGGCTAAAGTTCAAAGTCAAACAAAGACCAACAATACCAAGCCAAATCCTGTTGTAAAACAAAAGATTCAAAGCCCATCCAAAGTGGTGGTAACAAAATCATTAAAACGCAATTAGGTGCTTGTGGTTGGCGGTTTATTTTGTATTTCTTTTCCTTAAAAGAACACCGTTTGAATATAGGTTTCCGATATAAGCCAGTAAATTTTATCCGAAAGTATTGGGGCAAAACCCTGAGCCTAAAGAATGC